CCGATACCTCCATAATAGTCATTTGTGAAGTACCTCTTCCAAACCAAGCATAGTTACTGTCAGTATAAGACCTATTAATATACATAGTCGGAGAGTGACTAACTGGTGTACCAGTTGACCATTGTATCTTATATGTATGAGTACCAGCAGAAGGACTATCTAAAAATTCTGCTGACTGATAAAAAGATTCCCAACCAGCATGGTTAGAATTTCCTCCAGTTGTACATCTAACTCTATTACTAGCAGCATCTCCAACGCATAACCCTGTTGTAGTACCGCTTGTTACCCTAGCAATTCGTACAAAAAAAGCATATCCCCCTTCAGTACCACCATTTATATTAAAAGAAATAAAAACCTTATTTGATCCTGTAGTAGTTATAGTTTCACTCAATCCAGAAATATCAACATAAGCATTACTTGTGTCACCTTGACTAGCTGTATCAGTTTTTACTGCTTGTTTTACTTGAAGAATTTTACCGCCAACTCCACTTGCAAGTTTTCCAGCAGTTACAGCATTTGAGGCTAAAGTATCTGCATCTACTGTTCCATCAGGTAAGCCACCTACCGCTAAACCTGTAACTACTCCTGTGTTTCCGTTGATTGATACTGGCATTAGACTATGGTGAACACCGATCCAGAAGGTATAGTTAAAGTATAAGTCGCCATCGAAAAAGGGCCAGCAGCTAAACCATTTTTATTATTACCAATCGTAATATTTCCTGATGCTGCTATTGGATTCTGAAATATACCATCTGTCTCCCCACCTGCTGATATTGCATTGGTAGATGCAGCAGTTATCCTACCCTGTGCATCAACTGTGATAGCTGGTATTGCAGTAGCCGAACCATAACTCCCTGCACTAACAGAAGTATCAGCAAGTCCAGCAGCTTGTGCTTTAGTTAATCCCATTATGCTGCTACCTCCATAATTGTCATAGATGATATTGGTCTGTGATATACAGCAGAATCACCATCAACTTGAGAAGCGTTTATATACACATATCTTTGTTGAGAATCTCCGTTATATTGTCTTATTTGATAATTAACTGCACTTGTACTTGTTGGCGTATGGTAATAATTCATGCCTACATTAACAAAACCATTGTTAGGGTAACCAATAGCACCCGCAGAAGTAACTCTTGTTCTACTTCCTGAAGCATCACCTGTCGCTGCTGTTATTACAGAACCATCTGCATGAAGGACAATTCCTAATGTTTCATTTGTATCTTGATGAGACATATTCATATCAACAATAATAAGCAATCTATTACTTGTACTTGCTGCTGTAAAAGATAATTCAAGAACATTAGTAGAACTTATAGTACCAGAGGCAAGATTTTCTGAAAAAGTATCAGTTTTAGTTACGTTTTTTACTTGAAGAATTCTACCAGCACCGCCATTAGGAAACGCTGGTTTACCTGAGTTATCAAAAGTTATTGCATCTGCTGAAGCAGAAGTGGATCGTATTGCGTTTGTTATTAACCTACTCATGCTGCTACCTCCATTGCTGTAATAACTGAAGAGCCTGTAGTGTTTGAATTATAAGCAGCACGATTTACATATTGAGTAACACTACTACTATAAATTTTAGTTCTTACTCTATAATTAACTTGCGAAGTTGTATTAGGTGAATCTAAAAATCTATATGTAACTTGTGCCCTAGTATAGTTATCAAGATTACTATTTGCTGCAACATAAAACATTGCAGTTGATGAATCCATAGCATTTGGGTTAATAGGTGTAACTGTACTACTAACTTCTCTTACTAACTCAAAACGATTTTGAGTTTGTGCATCATTTCCACAAGCTACAACAAAATCAACTAATACTTTATTTGAACTTGATGAAGGTGTTATATTTACCGATAATCCAGTTATATCTACAAAAGAAGTAGAACTTGTAGAAAATGCGTCAGTTTTAAGTACTTGCTGTAATTGCAAAACCTTACCTGTAGTTACACCTGTCAAGCTTGAGGCTGATATGTTTCCAGTTGATCCGTTTAATACTATTGGCATAATTTACCCCCTAGACAATAACATAACGTGAACCAGACGGAATGGTAACTGTTACCCCACTTGCAATTATTATATCCCCTGCACTAACTCCTGACTTGTTTGTGGTCATAGTATAATTATTTGAAATTGTTAGCGAGTTTTCTGTAATACAACCATCAGCAACTTGTGATGAAACTCCTGTAAGACCCGATCCATCTCCAGCATAAGCTGTAGCTGTTAATGTTCCTGTAACAGTAGCTCCAGCACTTGTAGTCTCAAATTTTTTAACATCATTGTGGTAAAGTTCTACAGCTCCATCAGTAGTGGCTTTTATTTTGCTTTCACCACTTCCACTTTGTATAAATAAATTATTATCACCTCTTATATAAAGATCACCAGTACCACTATCGACTATGAAGCTATTATTGCCATTATGATAAATTTGTAAATCATTCCCTGCTCCAAATCTAACCTTTTGGTTGTCAGCAAGGTCAACATTAGTAGCTAGATCCGTTCCAACAATAGTTCCATCAACGATTTTTGCACTTGTTACTGTATTGTCACCTGGAGTTCCAATCGCAATCGTAGCTCCCATATTAATGATGAAATATGTAGCACCGCTAGGAGGAGCAGCATCAAAGATAATATCTGTACCGCTAACAACATATCCATCTGTCATGTCTCCCTGTCCAGACCCATCATTGGGTTGTTGCATCACACCATTTATTGAGACTCGTAAGATCTCTGCATTACTTGGTGTTACTGCTGTACTTGTCCCCTTAGTAACTAACTTAAATCTGTAAGCAGATCCATTAAATGTAGCTGACCCACCACCCGTTCCAGAAGATGAGGCAATGTCTAATAAATCTGCTGTTCCTGTAGCTGCAACCCCACCAATTTCACCCCAAGAACTTCCGTTATATCCCTCGAACTCTGATGTCTGACTATTAAATCTGAACATACCACCAGACGGAGATCCTGGTCTTTGGGCAGTCGTACCAGAAGCAACATCAATAGCTCCTGTCCCTGTCATCAAGATATTGTCACTAACAGTAAATGTGCCAGTAACATCCATATTTCCACTAACACTCAAGCTAGATAACAGAGTTCCTGTAGCTGTTGCAGAGTTTGTTGCTACACCATTACCCATCAACGCATGAGATGAACATTGGTAATGAATTACCATTGGAGTGGTATCTGCTATAACAATTTGCGTATATGCACCACTAGAGCCTGGAGTTCCGCTTGTTGTTACGTTTGTTGTATATGCTGTTGTTTTATTTGCTTCTAAATAAAAACGAAGAGGGTGTCCACTATTAGTGCCATCTGATTGGTCAAACTTATAAGTACGACCTGGTGTAAGAGTTAAAAAAGGTGCTTCTTTACCATCAATTTTATATCCGTTACCAGATCCACTTCCGTTATATCTATGGGCTGCTGTCTTACTTGCAACAGTAACAGTAAATGTTTTTACAGATCCAGTATATGTAGCATGAGTAGAAGCAAATCCTCTTATATTGCCATCATCAGTAAGAGTTAATGTGCCTGTAAAGTTAGGATCTGCGTTTTGTCCTGGAGCGACCCAAGATAATACTCCAGAAGCATTACTTGATAAAACATATCCACTTACAGAAGAGTCAGCAGAAGGTAAAGTCCAAACTACATTAGAAGATACTGTAGCTGGAGATTTAAAACCTACATAATGTGATGAATCAGAATCTAAATATCTAAATTCTTTTTGACCAGAAACAGAGATATGTTCACTACTTGTCCATGAATCTGTGGCGTTTACCCAATTAAATGTTTTATCTGTAGCTCCTTTTAGCGTTAATCCACCTCCATCAGCAGTTGTATCAGATGGTGTCGTAACCTTGCCAAGAGTAATATTTTTATCTTCAACATCAAGATTGGTAGTGTTTATTGTGGTTGTCGTTCCGCCAACTGTTAAATCACCAGGAATATTTACAAGACCAGCAGAACTTATTGTCATTCTGCCTACACCAGCAGTACTAAATGTTAAAGTGTCTGATCCTCCGCTTATTCCAGAGTTTGTATCTGAATTAAAACTAAATGCTGGAGCAGAAGCAGATCCATCAGGTGCTTTACCTAGTAAATTAGCGTATGTAATTTTATTGTTTGATCCAGTACCTCCACCACTTACATCAATTATTGGCAACACATCAGTACTAGCTGGTGCGGTAAGTTCTGTAAATTCTGATATTTTTTTGTTTGTCATAATTAGAATTTAATTACATACATTAAAGCGTAGTTTTTTACACGAACCTCAGTACCACCCTGATTGGCAAGAGATATTCCTGTTGTAGCATCATCCATTGTAAAAGTAGTAGCTGGATAGCCACCAGCACCACCATAGCTGATAGTTTTTGCTCCAGTAGCAGGGAATACGTCCGAATTAGTAATACTTGTATTGTGTTGGTGACCTGGATCAGTAACGGAGTGGGTATGTTGTTTGTTTTGATCTGTTTGACTAGAAGCAAATGATCTACCACTATCTACACCAGCACTATTATCCCAACCCCTAACAAATTGTCCTCTTAAATCGGGCAAGTTAAATGTTGATGATCCATCTCCTACTCCCCATGTTGTTGATATTGCACTAAATAAACTTGCATAAGTTGATCTACTAACAGCAGCACCATTACATTCTAAATAACCCGAAGGAGGAGTAGTAGTAGCAAATGAAAATACTGAACCTGCTGGTACTCCATTTGCAATTTCACCCCATGCAGATCCGTTATAACCTTCAAATTGTGTAAGGGTAGTATTGAATCTTATATCTCCAGTAGCAGGGGTTGGTCTTTGAGCAGTAGTTCCTGATGGTAGCTGCAAAGAACCTGTACCTGATAAAACAAGATCACCAGAGGAAGTTACTGTGCCTGTAAAAGTAGGAGATGCTTTAGTTGCAAGTCCTAGATTATTAGCATCAGTTAAATCTCCAAGTGTTAACCAGCCGTTATTTGAGCTATTTCTTATTTTTAATAAATTATTAGCTGTATCTGCCCATATTTTGTAAGCAACAGTTGTAGAAGGATCAGCAGAACCACTATTTAATGATTGAATATCACCAAGACAAGTATTTAAGTCTGCTCTAAAAGTTGCTCCTACAGCATTAGCTATATCATAATCATGTCCATTACTCATTTATGTTACCTCCTTACCAAAACCTGATGCAGCCCATACAAATGACCTGGCAACTGCTGAACTTCCATTTTTAAATGTGACTTGAAATCCTGTCCTACTTATATTAGCAAGTTCAAAGAAATCACCTGTTTGTTGATTTGTTGGAGTCACTACAACAGTTGGAGTTTGTTTAAATGGATTTGCAAAAGATACAGTATATTGTGACGATCCAGTTGTTACTGGAGTCGATATAGATTCTGTTCTTCCTTGTAATTCTAGTGTAGCTCCTAACTCAGTAATCGCTATATTCTGGTTTGTGTCATTACTTGTTAATATTGCTTTAAATTGAAAAGCTCTACCTGTAATTAATACGTTGCTAAATTCTTTATAGGCACTCCAGGTAGGTGATCCAGACGGATTATCATTTGTGGATCGTACATAAACAGCAGCATTACATTTTGTAGCTTCGGTTAAACCACCAACAGCATCAATATATCCCCAACTGTCAATCAAGTCAGTTCTTGAATCCCATAAACTATTTAGTATAAAATTACTTGCTTTTAAAGTTTTTCTTAAATTGACATCATAAGGTTGTGTTAAATCAACAGAATTAGCAAAAATATACTCTCCTGATGTGGCTGTTGCATTACTTGTAACTGTAAGTTTTAAAGCATCTAAAGCAGAATCATAAACTGTATTAGTTTTAGAGCCTGTAAAGTTTGGAGTGTGTTCATCAACAGTTCCTACAACAAGTCTTTCTGATGGAGCAGGAAGATTAGTTGTTACTCTTGTATTATTCCAATCACTATCACTTGAACCAGGTGCAGGACTTTCTCGTCCACCATCGTCCTCAAATTTAATTAGATACGTTCCAGAAAGTAAAGGGACTATTTTTTGTGTTTGGTTTCCAGCAGCAGCAACCACAATTTCCTGAGAATCTTTCCACTGTGCTCCAGTTGTAAGGGAAGAATGTCTGATTAAAGTCTTTCCTCCTAATAAAACGTCAAGTTCTGTGGCACGATTCCAGCTTAATATTGCACTAGATTCATCTATTGGTAGTAGGCTTACACCGCTTACATTTGATGGAAGAGCAGTTTTTCCTACAGCTACAAATGGATTTAATGCGTTGGGTAATGTAGATCGTAAACCAGACGCACTAACGCTATAAACTTCAATTGTATAATTACCAGCAATAGTATCTGTTATTTCATAACTTTTAGCACCTTCAACGGAACGAGAAGTATAGTTTCCCTGTTCATATCTCCATCTGACATAAACATTATCGGTAGAGGTAGTCCAACTTACAATAATTTTTACTCTTGCAATACCAGTATTCTCATAAATAACTTCTTCTGCTGTAATACCAGTTGGAGCAGCAGGAGGTACATCTAGATCACTAATATCTCTTGGTGTTAATGATATTCCACTTTCAATATGATTGTATTTCCCAGCGTTATACTCACTAGCTGTTACTACATAATTAAGTCTGTCTTGTTCTTTAACTTCTAAAACTCTCCAAGTGCTTGTAAGAATGTTTGTTGTTTGATAAATCCAAACGCTATTTACATTAGGAGCACTTGAAAAATGTTGACCCAAGTTAATAACACTGCCTGATATTGATGCTACTGTTTTAACTTCAACGCTACCATCTGGCAATATTACAGATAAGGTAGATCCAACTGAAAAAATTAAATCCGTTGTATCGTCTACTGTTACAGAGTTTGTAGTAGCAGCTTGAATACGACCTCCTCTTCTCTCTCCACTCTTTACAGGATCAGCTATTTCTATAATCTGTCCAGGTCTTACTATAACTCCTGCATCAACTGAGGTGGTAAATGTCACCACTTCACGTTCTACATTTGCCATATAGAGTAACCACTTTGCCAAACGATTTGCCTGTCCTCTACTTGTACAAGCAAAGGCATCAATATTTTTAACTATTGATCCATAACGTGCTTGGTTTGCATTATCAATAACTTCTTCATAATTTATATCTCTCAAATCTAAATCTAAATATTTAGCGACTACTACAGTTGGTCTTGCTTTTTGACTTGTGTTTGAGTAATTAAAGCCAGGTTCTAAAACATTTGCAAGAGTAAACAAATAACTTGTATCTTTTGGAGAATCTTGCGTGATAGTTAAATTACCAGCCTCATAAAAAGGCATTGCCCTAAATACTGAACACATTTGGTTAATTACGTTGTATGCTTCTTGTTGATTTTGTAGAGATACATTGCAACTAAATCTAGGTTCTGTATTACCAGTACCAGTTCCATCATCTATTTGTTCCGAGCAATAAACTGATGCAGCATAAAAACTAAATTTATCTAACTCTGATTCTTCTAAGTGAGCACCTAGTCCGTACCTAGAGGAACTTAAAAGATCGAATAAGCACCAAGCTGGATCATTGGTATATTGAGCAGCACCAAGCGTTCCATTAAAGATTCCTGCATAGGATAAACTGCCATCTGCTCTTACTGTTGCATTATGAGGAATTTTTACTTTTATTCCTTTTACTAAATATTTTCTTTGAGGAATTGATGTAAATTGCTCTGCGTCAACTTTTAAACCCACTAAGGCACTGTTAGGATATGTTCTTTGATCGTATTTAATTTCTACATAGCTATTAAATTGAATTTCATTAGCTAATTTGCTGGAAGCACTATCAGCAGTTATTCTTGTAACTTTAATATTTACAGGAAAAGCACCACTTAAATTTATTAAATAATCTCTTTGATAAGTGTCAGGAGTTCTACCTGTAATAGT